GACCACGAAAGCGCAAGGCGATGCCGCTCGCACCGCCGACGGCTTCGCCAACCGGCAGCGCGCACTCACCGACTCGGTTCGCGACCTTGCGACCGACATCGGCAAAAAGCTTCTGCCGGTCGCGACCAAGCTGCTCGGCTGGGCGCTGACCTCAATCAAGAAATTCGGCGAGCTCACGAAGACGAGCAACGTACTCAAGGCGAGTATGGCCGTGCTCGGCGTCATCATGCTTGCAGCGTTCGGTCCGGCGCTGGTTTCGATTGGCGCCGTGGCTGCCGCGTTGCTTCTCGTGGTCGGCATCGTCGACGACCTCATTACGTGGTTTGAAGGCGGCGATTCGGCCTTCGGCGACTTGCTAGAAAGCATGTTCGGGCTCGGCAGCTCGGCCAAAGTGCTCGCGGCGTTCAAAGAAGCGCTCGACGATGCCGGCAAAGCCTGGGAGGTATTCACGACCGCGATCCGTCGCTTCCCTTGGGAAGATACCTTCGACCGATACGATCGGCGGCTGCGCGTCTTCGGCGAGACCATCAAGCTACTAGCGAAACAGTGGCGCTACTTCGCCGGCGTCACGGGCGACAAGCCCATCACAGACGAAGAGTCACAAGACATCGCAGCCGAAGCCGAAGACGCCGCCGCCGCCGGCGTGCGACGTATGCGCGCCAGGGAAGCAGAAGCCAAGCGCTTGCAGCGCGAAGCCGAAGCGCGCGCCGAAGTGCAACGCCAGCTCGACGCCGAAGCCACAGAAAACAAGGGCCGCACAGACCTAGCTTACGCAAATCCGTATGCATCCTACGCCGGCGGCGTATCCGCGTCGGCACCGCTCCCGCCGCCGCAGTCGGCTGCAACAACGGTCAACCAAGCGCCGATCACTATCAACAACTTTCTGCCGCCTAACGCCAACGTCGGCGACTACACGCGCGCCCAAGACCGCGCGAATGACATCAACCTTCGCCGCACGAAAGCCGCGCTCGAGCGCACAGCGCCGTAAGAGCCACCATGCCCGACGCCTATCAACGCGAAGTTATGCACTTGCAAATCGACCGCATCTGGATTGATTGCAGCATCCGCGAAAGCCACGGCATGAGCGCGCAGTGCACACAGTTTCCGGTCGAAGACGGGCCCAACGTGAGCGACCACGTGCGCACGCAGCCCGAGACGCTACACCTCGAAGGCGTCGTATCGAATACGCCGCTCGACGCGCCCAAGTCGCATACCGAAGGGCTCGTCTTCGACGACAAGTCGAGCTACCCGCTACGCGACGCGCACGGTCAAAAAATCACGACCACATTCGATACCTACGTGTCGAAGTCGCTCGAAGGCGAGCCAGTCGGCGCATGGTTGAGCGTTTTGCCGTTCGTCGGCCAGGTCGCAGACCTCACACGCCGTAGCACCGATCCACGTTGGCCGAAGGTCAAGCTCGCCATGGAGCGCGCGCAGCCGCGTAACATTCTCAATAACCTATCCATGACGGCGCCGCAGATGCTCATCTCTCCGGCCGCAAACCCGCGCACCGACGTCGCGACGGCATCTGTCGACCGGGTCGAAGCCGTGGCGGCCGCGCTGCGCGATTCCTTCATGCGCCGGCGGCCCGTGCAGGTCGTGACCGCTTTCCGGACCTATCAGAACGCCGTGATGGTCGAACTGTCTGTCACGCGCGACGCGTCGAGCTCGCGAAATGCACTCATGTTCACGGCGCAGTGTCAGATGGTCAACGTCGTTGGCGTGACGTATGGAACGCCGTTGCCGGCACAAGTACGTGCGACGCCGGCGAAGGCTAAAGGGACCCAAAACACCCAACCAACCAAGCCCGGCGAAGTCTCGCCGGACCAAAAAGACAAGACGAGCTCGCTCAAGCAAGTCTTGAGCGGCGCAAGAGAGAGACTGCAAGCGCTCGCGCATCCTACACCGTAACCGTGCATGGCAAGCCTACGCATCGTCACGACGCCCGACGTCGACACTACCCAACGCGTGCAGCTAAGCGGCTCGAGCTATGCGCTGCGCATCGTCTGGAGTCAGCGCGGCGAGTGCTTTCACATGCATGTGTCTGATAGCGCCGGCGTGCCGCTCGTCGTCGGCGTGCGTATGATCACCTTGTATCCGCTGCTCGACCGCTATCATTACAATACGGCGCTGCCGCCGGGCGATTTGTGGTTTCTTGACATGCGCGACGTCGGTGCGAAGCCGACGCTCGCCGAGATGGGCGACCGGTTTCGCCTTTACTACGTCACCGATGGCACATGGTGACGCATGCCCGACGACCCGAACGGCATACCGCAAGACGCACTCTTCGACCGCATCTATGCGTTGCAGGTCGAAGACATCAGCATTACCGAGCTAAATATTCAGTTCAATGTGAAGCGCTCGCTATCGGCGAAGGTCTCCGGCCGCTGCGACGTTGTGATCAACAACCTATCCGAAGAGACCCGCAAGCGTCTGCACGCCATGCGGCAAGTCTTCGTCTCGGTCGAAGCCGGCTATGTGCACACGGGCTTGAGTCTCATCTTTCGCGGCGACCTCGCCGAAGCCTGGAGTGCGCGCGAAAATACAGAATGGACTACCACGATCACGAGTGACGACGGCGGCGCAAAGAAGAAAGCCGCGCGCGTGCAACGCAACTACGTGCAGGGAACTACCCTTGCGAAGATTATCAACGACATCGCCGCGGCGATGCATGTCGGCGCCGGCAATGCGGCAGCCATCGCCAGCGATGCGCGGTACTGGAAAACAGGTCAAGCCGCGGTCGGCAAAGGCATCACGACGAGCGGCAATGCCGTCTCGCAGCTCGACCGCATTACGCGGTCGTGCGGGCTGTCATGGTCGATTCAAGACGGCGAACTGCAGTTTCTGCCGTCGCGCGACGCGGTGCTGCCGGACCCGCCTATCTTGCTGTCGCCGCAGAGCGGCTTGATTGAGTCGCCCGAGCTCGGAAAAGACCAACTCGTGAAAGCGCGCACGCTCATGCTTCCCGGCTTGTATCCCGGCCGGCAAGTCGAGCTCAAGACGCGCTACGTCGCCGGCGTCTATCGTATCGACACGGTGAGCTTCAAGGGCGAATCGCTCGGCAATGCGTGGGGCGCCGAGCTCGAGCTCAGTGCCGTCAAGCGCTAGGGCTCTTGCGCGCGGCGCGACTCTGCCGCTATGCGCCGGCATGCAGAACGCCGAAGAGACGACAGCCAACACACCCACCGCGGCAGACGCCGAAGAGATCACGGCCACGCTCGAGCGCCCGGCCGCCGAAGCCGAGCCCGAGCCGGTCGGGCTCGCCAGTTCCGAGCATCAACACGTCATCCCGGCGAGCGACTTGCAGCCCATCCCGGCCGCGGTCGACGTCGAGCTCGACGACGAAGACGGCGCCGCAGAGTCAAACTAGATGGCATCCGCGACGCCCGACTTAGCCGAGCTGGTGCAGGTCGCGATCGCTTCGGCGCTCGCCGATGCGCATACGGCCATGCCGGGTCAAATCGTCGCGGTGTACACCGACGCGAACGGCCGCGGTCAAAGCGCCGACGTGCGGCCGTCGCTGCGCAACACGCTACCGACCGCCGACGACGTCGAAGGCTTCGAGCCGTACGCCGAAGAAGACTTGCCGGTGATTCCGCGCGTGCCGATCGCCTACCCACAAGGCGGCGGTTTCGCGATCACATGGCCGCTCGCCGCCGGCGACTTTGTCTTGCTCGTCTTCGCCGAGCGCTCGATTGACCAATGGCTCAACACGGCATCCAAAAGCCGCCAGGTTGCCATCTCGACGGGCGACCTCGGTACACACACGCTCGACGGCGCTGTCGCCCTACCGCTCGGCCCAGCGCCCTATGCGCACCTTCTAAGCGCGGTCGCTTCGAATGCCATGCGGCTCGGTCATGACACCGGGAAGGCCATTTTCGTCACCGCGAGCAAGGTCAATCTAGGCAGTTCGGCGCCGACCGACTCGGTCGCGCTCGCCAGCAAGGTCGACGACGAGCTCGCGCGCATCGCCGCCGACCTCTCGCGGCTCACGCTCGCCACCGAAACCGCGATCGGTGCTGTCCCCGGCGGCGGCGCCGCGAAAACCGCTTTCGCGGCGGCCGTCGGCTCGACCGCCGTGCCGCCGGCCAAAGTGCCATCGGACCCGGCCGCCGTCGGCTCGACCGTCGTCGGCAGCGACTAAGCGCTCGAGCTGCCGGCGCATCGATGCACCGGTGCACCGGTGCACTTGCGCTTCGGTCCACTATGCCGGTATTGCCCGGCGTGACCGACCTTGCGCTCGACCCGCTCGACGGGGACATCGTCATCGCCGGCGGCGATCTGGTGCTCGTCACGGGCGCCGACGCCGTCGCTCAAGACGCCAATCTGCGCGTCGCCCTATTCAAGGGCGAATGGCCGCTCGACGTGAGAGTCGGTATCGACTACCGCGCGCTCTTTTTTGACCGCCGGCCGCCAGAAGCCGTCGTGCGCGCAGTCTTCGGGCAAGTGCTTCGCGAGACCGGCGGCGTCGCTTCGGTCGACCGGATGCAGATTGCCTTCGACCGCACGTCGCGCGCTCTCAACGTCTCGGCGACCGTCACGACGACCGACGGAACGGTCGTGCCGGTATACCGCGACGTGCTCGTGACGCTCGACGCAGCCAACGCGCCCGACGCCGACGGGGCCCCGGCCGGCAACTCGGCGAGCTCGCTCTTCACCGGGGGCACACCGTGAGCGGGCTCACTCCACAAGGCTTCGTCGCGAAGACTGTCGACGAGATACTCGCCGAGCTTCGCCAATCGCAGCGCTCCAACGTCGACGGCTCGCTCAATACGTCGGCGACCGGCGTCATCGCTAACTTGAATATGGCGTTCGCGCTCGAGCTCGCCGCCGCATGGGAAGCCATCGCCGAAGTCTACGACGCACACGACCCGGTGAGCGCCGAAGGCATCGCAGCCGATGCGAACGGCTCGCTCGTCGGCGTGCCGCGGCGACCGGCGACCAAAGCACTCACGACGCTACACCTTACGATGGCGCCTAACACGCTCGTCCCCGAAGGTAGCGTCGTGTCAGACCCGACGCGCCCGGCCGTGCGGTTCGTGACGCTCGCCGATGCGCTCACGTCGACGACTTCGACGAGCTTCGACGTCGCCGCGGCCGCGGAGACCGCCGGCACGCTCACGGCCGGCGCCAACACGCTAACCAAAATCGAAAGCCCGGCATCCGGTTGGACAGCCGTCACGAATCCAGCGACCGCCATTCCAGGTCAAGACGTCGAGACGGACGAAGAGTACCGCATCCGCCAAGCCGAGCTGCGCGCGACAAGCGAAGGCTCGACGCTCGCCGGCATCGTCGCCGACGTGCGGCTGCTTCCGAATGTCATCACCGCGGCCGGCTACGAAAACACATCCGACGTCACGGTCAACCTGCTACCGCCGCACTCATTCGAAATCGTGGTATCCGGCGGCGCCGACGCGGCGATCGCGCAATCCATCTGGCGCAATAAACCCGCGGGCATCGAGACCTACGGCACGACCACAGTCACGATCACAGACAGTGAAGGCGTGACGCATCCGGTGCGCTTCTCTCGCCCCGTCGACAAGATTGTCAACGTCAACTACGCCGCGACCATCGACGCAAGCTATGTCGCCGGCAGCATCCGCTCGACGCTCGAGCAAGCCAGTGTCGACATCACGAGCCCGGCGCACTTCGCCATCGGTGCGCCCGTCTATCTCGTGCGGCTGCTCGCCATCGCATCCGAAGTGCGCGGC